CTCATCGTTGTTCTCCAGATAGGGGTTAGGTCCCCGTCGTTTATAGGCCGGGATCCCAGCTCTCAGCCTCCAGTACCGGATTGTCTGGGGCGTGACATCTAGGATCTCCGCGACCCGTTGGTCGGATGCCATCGGCTCCATCCGCAGGATGTCCCCGAGAGCCCACCCCACCGAGGGGTATGGGTTGCCTGCGAACCGCACTCGTTTAGTCTTCGCCACTCTGTCGTATTTCGCGAATAGGGTCAAGAAGAGTGAGCCCATCCTGGCCCTTTTCGCAGGGACAGGTTTCGGTCTGGGCTCGGGACCTAGCACCGCTGGGCAAGTCCACAATGAGGGCGGGACCAGACAAGCACAGGTGACTAACAGAACATGGCCCCGCGACCTTAGAAGGGGATCTTGTCGTTGTCGGAGAGTGCGGTGGCGTCCTCCTCTGGTGCGATCTGCGGTGCTCCGTCCCCGCTATCGACAAGCTGATTAATGTAGATGTTGAGTCCTCCCTTGTCGCCCTGCTTCCAGGTCTCAGCCTTGACCTTCACCACCGCCCCGACGATGCGCCGGCGGATGGAGTCGTACTCGGCAAAGCCGTGATCGGGATCATAGGCGGGGAGTTCTCCCAAGGTGTTAGTGAACAGCTCGACGTTCGCACGCATCGCCTTGGTGCTCATCGAGGACCACCGGACGAGGAACTTGTCCTTCTGGGCACCCTCGATGATCCGCATGGAAAACTTGATGTTCCACGTCGGCTCGGTTTTCGATGCCCACGCCCCGAAGTCGAGCATCTCGCAGACGTAGAATCCAGCGGGCGCTGTTGGGTCGGTCTTGATGTGATCGAGGGCTTCGGTGCTCCCTCCGGAGCTAGGTGCCCCATCCCAGTAGCTACTCATCGTTCTTCTCCTCCTGGCTGTCGCCAAATGTGGTGTCGAATGCCTCCTTCAGGGCATCGAAGGTCATGGGGATGCGGACGGGGAGCATTCGGTCCGGGGTTCCTCGGCCCTTGGCCTCATAGCGGGCCTCTCCGTTGTCGATGGGCTGAGTGATAAGCCACCGCTGTCCGTCCTCGTCCATCTCAATTCCATACAGGAAGTCGATGGCGCTGTGGAGGATCCCTCTTCCTGATCCAGGGAGATTGGATCGGTGAAGGATGATCCCGGTGTCCACCACCCGACCGTCTACCTTCTTTCGGACAGGCTCGAGCTTAGTGTGCCCGATGAACAAGGGGCAGAGCTTCCGCCCGTCTTTGTTCCTCAGAGCCGCTGCCCGGTGGACGCCGGCCGTCCAGGTCTGCTTCAGGACATCCCAGCCCTTGTAGGGGGCGTCGGAGACGTGCTGGACCCCGAGGTCCGCGCAGACCTTCTCCATGCACCGAGCGTAGAGGTTGTCCACGGTGTCGAGGACGACGGTGAGGTAGTTGTGGCTCGTGTACTCCAGCTCGTCCATGACGGCGAGGAAGTCTCCCCAAGATCGGACCTCGACCTCGGCGGCTTCCATCAGGTGCGTCCCCGGCTCGGTCGCCAGGAAGACGGGGCTCGGCCAGGTATTGGCCCAGGTGGTCTTTCCGGCTCCGGGGAATCCCTGGATCATGTGTCGCGACTGGCCCATGCCAGAGCGCGGCTTGTGGTTTCCTTTGGGTAGAAGGCTCATTGCTGTTCTCCTATTGCTTCAGTCAGTTCGGGGTGGAAGTCCTCGATAACTTCGTAGGCTTCCTCGGTGACGGACCTCGCGCAGAGGTCCAGGTACTCGCATCGACCAAAGTGGGCGCAGCTCTGGTCGTTCATGATCGGGAACCGCCGGCCTCGACGGATGTCGTTCGCCCGTCGCGACACCTCCCACATCTCAGCCTCCCAGTCGAGGATCTGATCGTCGGTCCGCGTGACATGCTCCTCGTGCAGCATCTCGGGTCGGTCCTGATAATACTGTCGCAGGCGTGTCCGGTACTCCTCAAGGCTCTCGGGCTTCTGCTTCGTCCTGCGCTTGATCGTCGGCTTCTGGACGATGCGGTAGACGACGGTTCGGATGGGTCGGCCCAGGAGCCTCGATGCGGCGTAGCAGTAGGCACTCGGCTGGGACTTCGTCTGGAGCCCGAGGATGTAGTCGGAGGACAGCCTTCCGGTGGTCTTCCACTCTTCGATCTTGTCGTACCAGAAGGACGAGGGGTCCTCGGAGGGATACCCGTCCATCACGCCACCAAAGTCGTAGAGTCGCGAGGGTCGCCCCGAGGGGTGGAACACGGGCATGCGGAAGGGAATCTCCCGACTGTCGGGGCGGCTGGGCCAGCGAGCAATGGCTGCGCGGACCATCTCCTCTGCGACAACGATCCGCTCAAGGTGAGCGTCAGTCGGGAAGAGGGGATCCCCCTCCTGTTCCTTCAGGTAGAGCTTTGCTGACTCTGGGGTGCCGTACTGCATCCCTGCGTGGAAGGCAGAGCCCAGGCTCATGGCTGAACTCCTATAGCGCGACTTCAGGCCCACCACGTTTCGGAGGTAGTACTTCCTCTCGCAGGCACGCATCCTGCCGAGGGCTGTATTGGTCAGGACGTGCGGGCGCGGCTGGTGCCGCAGGCTCAGTAACTTCACTGGTTTCTCCTAGGTGCTTAGGGAACGCGGTGGGACGAAGGTTGAGGGTGCAGACCATGCAGACTGGGCCTGGACCGAATGTCGAGCTGGGACCGACGGGGAGGATGCACCCCCACCGCTGGCAAAGTCCAGCGGGCTTGAGACTACCCCGAGGGCGGGACGGTTTCTGTCCTGGGTTGGTCACCGCCATGCCCTCCCAAGCCCCTTCATTGCTTCCGCCGGCCGCGACCAGCAGACAGAGCAAAGTCGGACAGCCTGAATCACTGCGGGGGCCTTCCCCTTCTTCTGGACTTCCGCAACGACGCCCCATCGCTCGGCAGCGTCAATCGTAGTGGCGCAGGACTGGCATCGATCCTGATCCAGGATCATGGTCATCAACCGATCAGCGTCCCCGCCTTGGATGAAGACGGGAGGGTCGGTGGTCTGGGATTGCGTGCTCACTGTGTGTTCTCCTAGAGGTGTGCCTTGCTGGCAGAGGCTCTCATTTCCTCGCCAGCACTCAGGTTTCGGACATACCCGTCTCCGGGCTCATAGAGGCAGAACGCAGTTCTCGGCGCTCTGCCGTTTCGTTGCTTAGCGATACCCACCTCGAGCAGCTCGGGCTGGGAGCAGCCCTGGTTGTAGGCGGCTTCCCGGAAGAGGAAGAGGATCCCATCGGCATCCTGCTCAAGCTGACCAGACTCTCGGAGGTCAGACATGCGGGGCCGGCGGTCCCGGAGCGGGCGCGACTCAAGCTGTCGGTTGAGTTGGCACGCGACGAAGAGGACGATGTCGAGTTCGTTTGCCAGGGCTGCGAGTTCTCGGGATGCGGAGGCTACCTCCTGCTCCCTACTCGTTCCCTTCGGAAGGCGAAGCAGTTGGAGGTAGTCGATGGCTGCGGCGACAATCCCGTGTCGCTGCTTCGCGATGCGGAGAGCCGAAGCGATCTGTCCCAACGACCTGGACGAGGTGTCAACCCGGATGGGAAGACCCTCCCACCGCCGCATCACCAGCGTCGAACTATAGACCGCAGCCTCGGGATCGTCGTCCCACTGTCCCGCCGCATCGTGGGCGTAGATCCGATCCCCGATGGCGCGGTCTCGCATCTCGACGGAACACAGTAGGAAGGGGCCAGACGTGCGTGCGACCTGTTCCGCGATGGACAACAGGAAGTGCGTCTTGCCCATCGACGGGCGAGCCCCGATCAGGACGTAGTCCCCGCGCCTCGCCCGGAACTTCCCGTCCAGGTCACGCAAGCCGAGTGAGACGACGGTGTCCTCCTGTTCCCCCCTGGCGACAGCTACAGCCCGGTCGCAGGCGTCTCTGGCAATGGTCTCCATGGTCGGCAAGTCGATTGCGCCCGCGCCCATCTCGTGGGCTCTCAGAGCTGCGCTCTGCACCTCCGCGACGATGTCATCGGTTGCGACCCCATCAGTGCCCATGGCGACGACTCGGCGGCACGCAGCCACCAGCCCTCTCCTTCGGGCGCTGTCGAGGATCTTCTCACAGTAGCCTCGGAGGTTTGCCCGCCTCGGGCGGGAAGACGCCAGCCCCTCAAGCTGAATGCCAAGGGACGAGAGATCCTTCCACGGGCTTCGTAGTCCCACGTTTGGCGCGTGTCGGTCCAGGAGGGCAGCCTCGTCTGGTGCGATCCCGGAGCGTAGGTCGTCGAGCATCGCCCGGAAGATCGCTCGGTGTCCTGGCTCGTGGAAGTGGTCCGCGCTCAGACCGTAGGATGTCAGCTCGTGGATCACGGTCTCGTCGGTGAGGCACAAGGAGAGGACACCTTGTTCGTTTCGCCAGCCGCCGGCCTGCTGGTTGTCAGTCGCGTCGGGCAGCATCCTGGACCCTCTCTGTTCTCGCAGCCTGAAGCTCGGCGGCAATCTTGTCGAGGGCCTCGGCCCCCTTCTCAAGAGCCTTGACCGTCCGAGGAAGCCAGACATCGAACAGGTCGGTCAGGTCGATCGCGTCGAGGCCCCTCCAGGGTGGGTGCTTCATCACGCACCTCCCTCGACAATGCCGACACGAACCCAGAAAGTGCGGCCCTCCTTCTGGCACATGGGGCAGAGAGCCTGGATGGCAGTCTTGCCCTTGTGGACCCCAAACTGGATAGGCACCCGCCTGCGCCTCTTGTCGAGATTCTTGACCGGGATCGGCTTGCTGTTGCAGGCCCAGCCAATGCTGCCGTGACCTATGTCGTCAGTGAATTCGTATTCCATCACTCACCCCCCCATCGGCTGCTCACCGACTCAGGGCCAAGCGGGTAACAGACCTTACATCGGGCTCGGTAGCACTTGTTGGGGTCTCGGTCCCCGGCGTGCGGCGCGCGCTTCCTTCCACACGGCATCGTTCGTTGGTTGCGGAAATACTGAGTCGCCCTAGAGAT